TGTTGATAATCCTAATATCCGCTCTAACTTTGCTTTATCTATTCGATATGTAAGCCGATTTTTCCGTGCTACTGAAGATTTTCAACGCCGTGTTTATCGTCTATATACAAAAGAAACACCAAAAGCGCTAATGCGTTTACGTCTTTTGCACTATGGTCTAGAAAATATGGGCTCTGTATATGAAGATGAGAATGGCGATGAGTACTTAACAATGCCTACAGATATTGTTATGAATACCGCTATTCAAAAAACACTTAGCGCATTTAATATTGATTACAAAGTTGGTTCTTTTAATGAGTTTGCATTTAAGTTTCGATTAATTAATCCATCTTTTGCTCCTGATGCTGGGCAACCAGCCTTTGCTGGTCCAATAGCAGGGTTAAGCATTACCGCTTCTAAACGGTTCCTTCGTGATTTACCAGTTGTAAGTGCTTTATTGCCAGCAAATTGGGAAGATAAAATTTATCCTTGGACTAACGAAGCAGCCGATTATTTAGATAAGTTTGCTATGGGTCACATTGGTCAAAATACTGATATTGGCGAAGCACTAAGAATGGCTTTTCCAATGATGGCTGTTTCTGCCTGGGATGCTTTGTCTCCAGCAGACCTTAATAAAAATAAAGGCAATGCTGTATTTCAGGGTATATCTTATTTAGAAGCATTTGGCAATGGTGTACCAGAAAATGCTGATAGCAAAGAAAAAAGACAGTACTTGCAAAATTTAAAGACTGCTGCTGGCAATGTAACTCTTGCCCAAGCAATGATAGGTATGTTAAATCCAGCCTATCCAAGTCTTAAAGATAGCAAAGGTTTACCAGACTTTATTAAAGAAAATGGTATTAGTACTTGGAGCAGTGCTTTTTGGGACATTTATGAAGGTGTAATAAAAACAAGTCCTGAAGTAACAAATCCATTTGAGTTAGCAATTGCTATGTTTATTGGCGATAATCCAGGTAAGGCTGTTTATACAATACCTAAAACGAACAAAGCCTTTAAGGCAGTTATAGCAAAGACCGATGAACTAAAACAATGGTCTATAGATAACAAACGCTTTATAGATAACTACAGTGAGTCTGGGATTGGTTTTATATTTTCGCCTAAAGTAGGAGAATACAATCCAGATATTTATGGCTGGATGGAATCTCATGGATTAATTAAACGTGCTGACTTTGCTGAGTATTTAAACAAAGTTCAGATAGCCAGAGACAAAGAAAAGTATTATGCAATCAATGATGCACTAACAGAAAAGTTAGCCAATGCTACTGACTATCAACAACGGCAGAGTTTAATTGCTTTGGCTGATGCTGAACAGCAAGCATTGTTACTTTCTAATCCAGAGTTAGAAGATTCATTAGATGACAATATATCTGGTCGTGATTTAAAGACTATGTTTAGAGATATTAAAGGTGCTATAGATGATAAAACATCACCTATCTCAAAAAATACTAGAATTGCTATGCGTCTTGCAATTAATGAAGTTCAAGGTTTTGTTGATTATTCAACTAACCCAGCCTATGGACAGTTGTATACATTTTCGGATGACCGTAAACGTATGAAGGAAGAAGTTATGGCAATTCTTGGAGAGTTAGCCTTTGACCCATCAGTTAAAGAAGCAACCCGTCTAATATTTGTTCCTATGTTAAACAAGTATTCCCGTGATGTAATGGGTGCTTCTATAGAAAGGGCGTATGTCCGTGGTAGATAAGTCTCCAGATACAGCAAAAAATCGCGGCGAAAAAGAAAGTGCCGCTGCCGCTGCTGCAACAAAGAAACGCCGTGAATTAGAAGCCCAGCATATAGCAGACCTTAAACGCATACTCGGTGATATAGGTCAAGACAATGGTTTGTTAACGGTTGGCACAGACCAAAATAGCAACCTTGTTTTATATGAAGAGGTTCTTGATAAAAAAGGAAAACCAACAGGTCAAAGAAATGAAGTATTTTTTTGGGTTGACCCAGATGGAATTGGGTTTAGAAAAAAATACGGTTCAGACGTTATTAAAACTATAAAGACCAATTTTAAAGGAAATCTTGAAGTATTACGTAAACAGTTATTTGACAAGGATTTTCTTTCTGAAAATGATTATACGACTAAAAATGAAACATCTTTTAATCAGGCTATTTTAAATGCTGCTAGAAACCATACATTAACTCAAGTACAGTCTTATACTATTGACGGCAAAACAAAATTTAGTCCGTTTAAAAATTGGCTAAGTGGTTTAGGTGCCGTTAGTAAAGATAAAGATGGTAGCCAATATCCACTTCGTGACATCAATATGATGGACCGTAATGTAGTCGAGGCTATTGTTAGAGATTCTTATTCTGACACAACAGATATGTCTCCTGACGAAGCAGATGCTTTTATACAACAAAAAACAGATATGTATATGAACCAAATTAAAGAAGGTACTTTAACTACCCTTAAAAAAGAAGGTGGAGTTACTGTTCGTAAAACGACTAAACCATTTAGTGAAGCACAAGTACGAGCAGAAATACCAGAATTAATTAAAAAAGAACTTCCTGGGGCTACAGATATGAAAACAAGTTTTGACTTCTTAGCATTTCTCGATGGATTAGGAGCACCAATAGCATAATGGCACCTACACCAGATGAACTAGAACGAGCAAGAATTAAAGCAGCAGCCGAAGCAAAGGCCAAGGCAGATGCAGCAGCAGCAGCAGCAAAAACAGCAGGCGATGCAGCGGCACTAGCCCTTGGTATTACTGAGGTTTTAATTAAAGCCTTTCCTGAACTACAATCTATCTTTGATGATTTTGCTAAAGGTAATATTGCTAAAGCAAGATTAGATTATTTTAATTCTAATTACTTTAAAAACTTAACAACTACTGCTCAAACCCGTCAGGGAAAAAAGGCTACCCAACCTGGAGTTTATGCTCAAGAATTTGATGCTTTTAAGGCAGAGCAAAAGAAAAGATTAATAGCCAAAGGCTTTATGTGGAATCCACAAATTGAGGCTTTACTGGAAGATTCTTTTCTTAAAGGACATACTGATACTCAATTAGAAATTGCTATCCTTAACTCTGGCAAAATGGGTAGTAAAATTGGTGGCAGTGCTTTAGGTACTGTTAATGCCCTTAAAGATTATGCAGATGACCAAGGCGTAAACAAAATTCTTCCTAAGTCTTATTGGGATAAAATATCTATGGGACTATTAGACGGTTCATTAACTGATGAAACTATTAAAGAAGAACTAAAAGGTTTTGCTATATCTGCTTTTCCAGCCTACGGTAATGGTATACAGGCTGGTCGTTCATTTTCATTACAGACATCGGCGCTACGACAGACTATTGCTAATCTACTAGAAGTAGATGTGGATACTGTCACAAATGATAATCCAGTCTTCAAAGAATTAGTTGGATATCTTAACCCTAAAACTCAAGCACCAGAAATAGTGCCATTATGGCAGGCTGAAAAAATTATTAAAAGTAAAGATGAATGGAACTATACTAAAAATGCTAGGGATACTTATGACAATCTTGGCCTTAAAGTACTTAGAGATATGGGGCTAGCATAAATGGCAGATATAAAGTTTAATCCAAACTTACCAGTACACTATGGCGAAGTGGTAAAAGCCGAAAGACCTAGAAGCACTGGCTTAACTTTAGTTCCAATAAATCGTTATAGCGGTAGAGCAGTTGTTGATACCGATGTTGCATACTATGGAAATAAACCAGGCGATGTTATTGAGCGACTTTTCAAAGACGGAATACCTGCACAAGGTTTTATTAATAACAAATTTTATAGAGATGGGCAAGAATTATCCGCAGAGCAAATTCAGGCTCAAACAATTGAAAATGTAATTGATATTACGGGTCCACTTGCTACTCTTGGTTTAAGAGAAGCAAGAGGAATAGCAGGTGAAAAATTTGTCCGCGATGCTGAAGCAGAAAAGAGATATGCTGAATTAGTTAGAAAAAGTGGAAGAGATTATCTTGCAAAAAAAGGTAACTTAACTATTCCTGGCTTCGCATATATTGCAAGCGCTGACAGTATGTCACCAGAAAAATATGCCAACTATTTAATTAACCTTTCCGATGAAGAAATTATTGCAAATGTCGGCGGTGTAAACAAAGAAAACATAACTGCTAGTAGGTTTGGTATAAATGCTACGATGGGTTATCCTGCAGGGGTAGCCTTCACAGAGTATGTTCAGGGTTCTCGTGTTATTGACATACCAGACATACTTGCACTTGCTAAAATATCTTCCAATCCTGGAGACCCTCAGCAAGGTAATGCAACCAAACAACTTATATCTATCTTTGAAAATGACTCGTCTTTTAAAAGACGGGAACAGGCAAGAGATGCACTATCTTACGGTCTTCCTGGTTACACTGGTAGTCCTGGAGGTGCCAAGGGCGTCTACGGAGCAGACCGACCTAGTGGCACTAATAGTCAAGGAATAAATACATCTACGGACCCAGCAACAATGGCTTTAATTCAATCTTTACAAAGCCAAATAACATCTTTGTCTGCAAGTAATCAACAGGCTGCAATGGATAAAGCAGCAGAAGTTGCAGCAGCCAAAAAAGAAAAGGCTGAAAGTGCTATTGCTGTTTTAACAGACCGTTTTAGTAGATATGGTTTGGCTAGCCTAGTTCCTAAAATAAAAGAGTTGGCTATTGGTGGTGCTGGTGAATCTACTATTACTTTACAGTTGCAAGAAACAGAAGAATATCAACAACGTTTTCGTGCTAATAAAGAACGTATTAAAAAGGGTTTAGCCGTACTTGACCCTGCAACTTATATTGGTTTGGAAGACAAATATCGGCAAGTGCTTAAGTCTTATGGGTTAAAACAATTTGATAACGATGATTATGTAACTCAATTTCTTGAGAACAATACTTCTGTTGATGAAGTGGCTAGTCGTATAAGTCTTGCTGTTGACCGAGTTAAATTTGCAGACCCTATGATATTAGAAACTTTACGTACATATTATCCTAACATTAATGATACTGATTTAGTTGCTTATATGTTAGACCCTAAAAATGAAGAACCTAAATTAATGCGTCAAGTTCAAACAGCAGAAGTAACAGCAGCAGCCAGAATGCAAGGCTTAACCCCTGGAAAACAATATGCAGAAGAACTTGTTGGCAAAGGTGTTACTAAACAAATGGCTCAAAAAGGTTACGCAACTATTGCGGATATTCTTCCTACTGCTGAAAAGTTGTCTGATATTTATGGAACAACATTGCCTGGTTACCGCCAGACTCAAGCAGAGGATGAAGAATTTACTAAGTTAGCCTCAGCGAAACGTAAACGTATAGCACTTATTGAAAGAGAAATAGCCGAGTTTGGTGGACAGTCTGGTGTAGGCAGAGGTTCATTAGGAAAACAAACAGGCGGTACATACTAGATTCCTGACACGGACCGACCAGCCCCGTGCAGTGTATAAGACTGGTAGCAAGAGCCAGCCTGCCCTCCCCTGAGCAGAACTGTGGCTTGCGACTAACAACGAATAGAAAGGGTGGTTGCTATGAGCAACAACTACTGGGATGAAGAAGACGACGAGGTAGAAGTACCTGAACATCAACTAGATGGCGATGCTTTAGTCAAAAGACTAAGAAAAGCCAAACGTGCTGATGAGAAGCGTATCAAGGAACTGACCGAACAACTTGAAGGATTCGTCAAGGAAAAACGGCAACAAACTGTCTCCGAAGTCCTGGCTAAAAAAGGAGTAAACGCTAAGGCTGCACGCCTTATTTTGAAAGATGTAGAGGATGCCACAGAGGAATCTATTGATTCTTGGCTCCGTGATAACGGAGATTTAATTGGCTATACCCCAGAAACTCAAAATGAAAACACGCAGAAAGACCTTGCGACATTACGTCAGCAAGATATCTTAACCCAAGGCGGTATGACTCCAGACAAAGCCGTAGATATGAACACGCGTTTAGATAACGCGGGTTCGATGGATGAATTAATCCATCTTCTACGCAATTCCTAACCGTTCATAGTCACTTGGAGGTGACGAAACCTTATGGCCAACGCATTTATCTCTACCGACAGTGCATCTCTCGGTGGAACAGTTGGCGCCGCAGGTCTAGTTCAGAAGGCGTATGACCGTCTTCTAGAATTCGCTCTCCGTTCAGAACCACTACTTCGTTCTGTCGCAGATAAGCGTCCTGCCCGTCAAGCAATCCCAGGTTCAACCGTAGTGCTACAGCGCTATGTTGACTTGGATGCAAAAACTTCAACACTAACAGAAACTACTGACCCAGATGCAGTCGCAATGACGACTCCAACTTCAGTAACCATCACTCTTAACGAGTATGGTAATGCTGTTCTTGTTACCCGTGCTCTTGAGTTATTCTCATTAGCAGATGTAGACCCAGCAATTGCAAACATCATTGCATACAACCTTGCTGATTCTATCGATAAGGTTGTTTCAACAACTCTTGTCGGTGGAACTAACGTAATCTACAGCGGTTCAACCGCTACAAGCACTGCCACAATTACTGCTGCTGCAACAATTGATTCAGCAGACATCCGTAAGGCTGTTGCTAAACTCCGCGCTAATAAGGCCAAGGCTCGCCGTGGCTCTTACTACTGGTGCGGTATCCACCCAGAAGTTTCCCACGACCTGCGTGCAGAGTCTGGAAACCTAGGCTGGAACTTCGCTCACATCAACTCTGACCCAGCCGTTAATAACGTATGGGCAGGAGAAATTGGCGATTACGAAGGAGCATTCTTTGTTGAGTCTTCTCGTTTGCCAAATGCTAAAGATGGCGCAGACCAGGCTACTCTTGCCACAACCGCAGTAACCGTTGCAGGTACATCAGCAGGCTTCACCTTCGGTGTTGCTTCTTCTGCTGTAATTGCAACCCGCGCTGAGGTTGGCGACAAGATTTCTGGAACTGGTATTGCATCAGGTGCAAAGATTACTGCAATCAGCACTTCTGGCTCAACCACTACATTCACTGTAGATACAGCCAACACTGCTGCAGTTACCGCTACAACAACTGTAACTGTAACTCCAGTAACACGCGTATTTGATACTATCCTCTGCGGACAGCAAGCACTTGCTGAGGCTGTTGCAGAAGAGCCACACATTGTTATCGGAAACGTAACCGATAAGTTGATGCGCTTCCGCCCAATGGGCTGGTACGGCGTACTTGGCTTTGCACGTTATCGTGAAGAAGCACTGTATCGTATTGAATCTGGTTCTTCAATCGCTGCTCTCTAGTTGATTGACTCTGAGGGGTAGACATATTTGAAAAGTCTGCCCCTTTGGGGTGAGTTCATTAGGAGGACTTATGACTGAATACATTTTTACAACTCCAACAGTTGAAGAAGGTCCTGCTGGTAGTGGACGGTTATTTCATTTTTATAAACTTGATAGAGGTATTTCTATAGTTCTTAAACCTACTGGTGGATATGCTCAAGTTAGATATCTACAAG